CTGCTCTTGGTATTAACGTTGCTGGTGATGTTGCTGTTAACGCCATTAGCGATCAATCTGAGGGTGAAACAGTATCGACGATTGTGAAAGAAGCAGCCCCTTGGTTGCCTGTTCCTGATGCCCTTGTAGTTAAGGACACTGATTCTCCTGAAGCAAGGCGTCAGAAGAACATTTACGAATCAGCTGGTATTAGTATTGTTGGTGACATCATTGGTTACTCTATAGCTGCAGGTCGTGGAGTAATGGATTGGTTTAAACCTAATGATAAGACTGCTCAGGAGTTTATGTCTTCTGAAGTTCTTGTTAATGCTGATGCTGCTACTGCTACTCGATTGTCTGAGATTGACACGCAGCGTATGGCTCTACAAGAAGAGCTAGCTCAGGTCTCTTCTATTGCTCCACTCGATGAAGCTCAGCTGATTGAACAGAGTGTACGTATTGGTGACCTTGAAGCACAGATTAAGGGATTGGACAGTGAAGCTGGTAAGCTCGGTAAACAGTACACTGATACCGGAGCCTCAGAACTCACTGAGAGCCCTCTAGAATCGTTTGTAGAGCGTCAACAGGTCAGCCGTGATAGTCAGATCGATGAGGTAGGTAAAGGGCGCCTTATGGACGATCCTGAAGGGGCTGGTGGTGTTGACCCTATGGTCACTCCTAACATGTTCCCTGAGGGCTCTACTGCTGCTCTTAGTATCCCTCCTGGTAACATTGCTCGTAATATGGCAGATACTACCGCTATCAAACTTGGTAACAGTGGTGGTACACCTGCTCCTATTCTTTCTGAGCGTGCCTACTATGACCTCAGTAAGGGCAATGCTGTATCGCGTAACCTCATCGAAGACCTAGCTGAAGGTACTCGTGCTACTGGTAATTTCGATGCAACGGTAGAGGGCTTTAGGTACACCAAGGCTCAGATGAGTGATGCTGCCTGGAAGATCTACAACGATATTATTGGCACTGATAAGGTATCAGATCTTAAGAACCTTTTCCTCGACAATCGTGATGTCAAGAACTTGCTTGATGGTCGTTCGATTAAGTATGTCAACGATGTTCAAGCAGAAGCTATTGGCTTTGCTATGCGTGAGTTGACTGATAAGTACATCGGTCAAGTTGTAACTGAAACATCAGCTCGTGCTATGGATACCGTAGGACGTGAAGTAGCGGACATTGCTGAGGGTTATAAGGCATTCCCTGAGACTGCTGACCTTAGTCGTGTTACTGAGATGCTTGGTGATCGTCTTGCCTTTCTTATGGAAGAGTATGCCCTCAACAAGTACATCGCAGGTTGGGCACTTAAGAACCAAGATCGTTGGCAGAAGTTCCTTAAAGAGTCTCCTGACAAAGAGTCTGCTATCCGTCAAATTACAGAACAATTTGACCTTAAGGTACAAGAGAAGAACCTTCAGGCACAAGGCTATCGGGATATGATTCGCACTATTGCTCGTGATCGTCCTGATGCTGCTCAACCTTTGATTGATGCGTTTGCATTATCTAAAGGTGATGTGGACTCCCTTGATAAGCTGATGAAGTGGAGTGCTAAGCAACTTAGCCCCATGGGTCTTCTTAAAAGTGGTGATGAAGGTCTTAATGCTTTTGCACAAGGCGTGTGGTCAGTACGTTACAATAACATGTTGTCTGGTATTTCAGCTCTTAAGGCTATTACTGGTAACACTGTTGCTCTTACCCTCCGCACCAATAATGCCTTCCTTGGAACTGGTATTGGAGCATTGATGGGTAAAAATACGGTTGATGATCTCCGTAAGGCTACCCATGTTTATGGTGCTTTTTGGCAAGTTAACAAAAGGGCACTTGCTGATTCCTGGGATACCTTTAAGCGTACCTGGAATAATGGTAAGTGGGGTAATGATGCTACTACTGACTTCCGTGAATTAGCACGTGAGGACCTTGTTACTGACTATAACCCTAACCTGTGGGACACCTTAGCCGATATGGAACAGGTGTGGGAGAAAGATGGTAACTGGGGTCGCCTCTTCCAATACAGGTCCGCTAGGTTCTTGTATGACCTTGGTAACTGGCGTTGGCTTAAGTACGGTACTAATGCAATGATTAGTGCTGATGCCTATGTGCAGACTACTGTTGCTTCTCAACTTGCTCGTGCTAGGGCTTGGGATGAGGTTTATGGTATTGGCTATAAGGGAGCTGAACTTGCTCAACAGCTAGCTAAGGCTGAGAAGATTGCTTATGATGAGTCTTTTGATGCTCTAGGCAATCTTACGGATGCTGCTGCTAAGAATGCTGCTGGAGAGATTTCCCTTAATTTGGATGATGAGACTGCTACATGGTTGAGCCGTGGTATCAATAAACTGCCTATCTTGAAGCCGTTCTTCATGTTCCCCAAGACAGGTGTTAATGGTGTTAAGTCTGCCATGTCTTACACACCTATTGCTACCATTCCTGGTATGAATAGGTACTCCAAAGTACTGTGGGCTGGTGATGACATTGACAAGATCAAAGATGCTCTCATGGAGCACGGCATTGCATATGATGGTGTACCAAACGGTATGGCTATCTTTAAGGGTCTTGAAGCTGAATATCGTGGCCGTGTAGCCTTTGGTGCTCTTCTGTCTACCTCTATGCTTGGTTATGCTCTTGGTGGCAATATCCGTGGCAATGGTCCTGTTAATGCTGGTGAGCGTAAGAAGCTTCGTGATAACTTTGGGTGGCAACCTAAAACAATCAATGTTGCAGGTAAGTGGGTCAGCTATGCTGGCTACGAACCACTTGATACTATCCTTACTCTTGTTGGTGACCTAGCTTATTACTCACGTGATATTGGTTCTACTCTTACCGAGTCATTTGTTGATAAGTTATCGTGGACTCTTTCTGCTACCTTTGTTAATAAGTCTTGGGTGGCTGGCCTTGAGCCTGTTGTTGCTGTTGCCAATGGTGATGAAACAGCTATTACAAGGTTCTTGGCTAATGAAGTACGAGCTGCTATTCCTATGTCAGGTGCCCTTGGTGTTGTCTCCAACGCTATCACAAGCTCCCAAAAGGACATTTACAATGATCTCATTGGATACGTAACTAATAAGGTTCCTGGATTCTCTAGCCAACTACCAGATCAAATTGATATCTACACAGGCAAGCCGCTTAATGACATTGATAACCCTGTGCTCCGTTCACTTAATGCTGTTAACCCAGTTAAGATCAGTGAGGGTACGGAACCATGGAGGCAGTGGCTGATTGATAGTGGCTGGGATGGTATCCAAATGATTCGCAAGGACTCATCTGGTAACCACGAATACACCCCACAGGAACGCGAAGTACTGTATAAGTACATTGGTGAACAGCAACTGTGGAAGGAGTTTGATAAGCTCAGCAAGAACAAGAAGTACAACGATCAGCTGGATCGTATTCGTGCAATGCGAGTACAAGGTCGTCCATCTGAAGAGATACAGGCAGCTCAAAGTGAAGTCTATTCTGTGATGAATGACATCATGTCTCAAGCCCAGAAGGCAGCTGAGTTGCGTATGCAGCAGGATAATGAACCTATGTGGCGCTCTATCCAAGAATCACTCACCAATAAAACCCTCATGAAGCAAGGTCGTATTGATGATGCTGCACGAGCTGCTGATCGTCGTAAGGCAGAGATTGAACGACTTACTCAAATGTATCGCTAACCTAAGAGATGGCAACTACACAGAATACATTCACTGGTGATGGGTCTAACTTAGGCCCATTTTCTTTTACTTTTAAATGGCTTGAATCGACTGACATTAAGGTCACTGTAGCTGGTGTCCTGAAGACAGCTGGTACACACTACAACCTACAGAGCCTTAACTACGCCACTAAAACTGGTGGACAGGTATTGTTCACTGCTGGTAATACCCCAGCTAATGGTGCTGCTATTGTTGTGTATCGTCAGACTGATGATACTGATCTAGCAGCTACCTTCTATTCTGGCTCAGCTATTAGAGCACAGGACCTTAATAACAACTTTATTCAAGGTCTTTATGTAACTCAAGAGTCTAGCAATAACGCGGCTAGTGCTACATCAACAGCTAACAGTGCATTAACTGCTTCGGCTAGTGCTACAGCAACAGCTAATGCTGCAACTAGTACTGCTAATAGTGCAGTAAGTACAGCCAATAGTGCAGTAAGTACAGCTAATAGTGCAGTAAGTACAGCTAACAGTGCCGTGAGTACAGCTAATGCTGCTTCTGCTTCTGCAGCAAGTGCTGTTGCCACAGCCAATACGGCCAATACTAACGCTACAGCTGCACTTAACGCTGCTGCTGAGGCTCTTGCTTATGTTATTGTAGCTAACGTAGCTGCTATTCCTGCTTCACCAGTCAATGGAGATGCAATTCGTGTTACTGATTCAACAGGCATTGAAAGCTTCACTCCACTTAGCGGCCTTCCTGTAGGCTTTACAGGGGATAGTGGACTTACTGTTGAGATCTACTATAGTAGCTCTACTTCTACTTGGGTGTGGGTGCGTTATTATGCAACTGATTCCGATAGTCGGTACCTTAAGACTACTGGTGGCACACTTACTGGCCAACTAAAGGCTGATGATAGCACCTCTACTGCACTACCTGTTTACTCCTTTGATGGTGATGTAAACACTGGTCTTGCACACCCTGGTGCTGATGAACTAGCACTTGTTACTGGCGGTACTGTACGTCTCACTGTGGATCCATCAGGTGCTGTTAATGTACCAGTGTCTTTGTCAGTTGGTGCTAATGCCGTACTGGATGCAGGTGATATTGGTGTAAGTGTACAAGCTTATAATGCTAATATACTTACCTCTAGTGCCATTGGTAGTACTGTTCAAGCTTATGATGCAGATACTGCTAAGACCAACGTTGCTCAAACTTATACGGCAGGTCAACGCGGAACGATTGTTACACTTTCTGACGCTGCAACGATCACACCTGATTTAGCCAACGGCAACCATTTCACTGTAACTCTTGGTGGCAATAGAACGCTTGCAAACCCAACTTATCTTGGATCTGCCAACGGGCAAAGTGGTGTCATTATTGTCAAACAAGATGCAACAGGCGGAAGAACTCTTGCGTTTGGTAGTAACTGGAAGTTCCCAGGGGGGACGGCACCGACGCTCACCACAACGGCCAACGCTGTGGATTTACTGGCCTATCACGTTGAGTCAACGACTCGCATTGCGGTTCGCTTCATTGGTGACGTGAAATGAGCGCCTTGAACAACAGCCTCCTGTTGGGGCAGGAAGGTGGCGGTGGGTACGCCATCTCACGTTCACTCAGGTTCAACAGCAGTGACAGTGCCTACTTGTCCAGAACCCCCGCATCAGCCGGAAACCGCAAGACCTGGACCTGGGCGGGGTGGGTGAAGTTTGCAAATGCAGCCACCACCTACGGAATCTTTGGCGCAGATAACACTTTTGCTGCTTTCGATAGTGCACAGATTTACTTTAACCTAAGGGGCGGCTCTACTAATTACTTTGTCTCGTATGCGCCTCGGCTTAGGGATTTTTCCGCCTGGTATCACATCGTTTTTGCACTTGACACAACCCAAGCCACTGCGAGCGACAGACTAAAGCTCTACATCAATGGTGTCAGAGTCACTGCAGCAGGTGATCTTGGTCAGTCATTCCCACCTCAGAATGACGATCTAGCTGTTAATGGCACAGTCGCTCATCACATAGGAGGCCAGTATTACCTGAACGCCTTACTAGCCGACATCCACTTCATCGACGGCCAAGCGTTAGGCCCCACCAGCTTCGGTGAGCTCTCCGCCACCACCGGCGTGTGGATGCCTAAGGCGTTCTCGGGCGGTAGCTACGGCACCAACGGGTTCCACCTGGAGTTCGCGGACAACAGCGCAGCCACGGCAGCCGCCTTGGGCAAAGACACGTCGGGCAACGGCAACAACTTCACCCCGTCGAATTTGTCGGTCTCCGCTGGTGCAGGCAACGACAGCCTCGTCGATGTACCCACCAACGGCAGCGAGGTTGATACGGGAAGTGGGGGGCAGGTGCGGGGGAATTACTGCACGTTGAATCCGTTGGATACAAGTTCCGATATAGCCGTTTCTAATGGAAACCTTGACCTGACTACATCTGCTGCTGCTTGGAGATCAGGTCGTTCAACAATTGGAATCACAAGCGGCAAATGGTATTTTGAGGTTGTTACAACAGCAAACTCATCTGGCGTCAACCCAGAGGTCGGTATTTTAAAGGCATCCGCAAGTCTTGGAAACTATGTTGGTTCTGATGCAAGCGGTTGGGGATATTCAGGTAACGGACAAAAGTACAACAATGGCAGCGGATCAAGTTACGGCGCGACTTGGGGAGTTAATGATGTTATTGGATGTGCTTTTGACGCCGACAACGGAACACTCACATTCTACAAAAACGGAGCTACACAAGGTCAAGCATTTACCGGATTGACCTCGGGTCCGTATTTCTTTGCTGTAGACGTATACAGCGGGATTAGCAGAGTTGTCAACTTCGGCCAACGCCCCTTCGCCTACACCGCCCCCAGCGGCTTCAAGGCGCTCTGCACGGCAAACCTGCCCGCCCCAGTAGTCACGAAGCCTTCGACGGTTTTCGATGTAAAGCTCTACACGGGGAATGGCAGCACGCAGACTATTTCGGGGTTGGGTTTTGAACCTGACATGGTGTGGTTAAAACGCAGAAGCGCCACAGCAAACAATCGGATTTACGATCAAATCCGTGGAGCAACCAAATCCATT